CACTCCTCATAAACTTGAGTATAATGGAATCATGGCAATTACGCCAATACACAACATCATGACAATATACGTCAATTAAGGAGAAAAATTATGTTGTACCCAAAAGAGGTGAAGTTAGAACTACCACCAGAAAAAATTGTTCTTACACTACGAGAGTTGTTGTTTGACGGTTATACGTTAGACGATGGTTCTTCATTCGTTATCGGTATGGTTGACACTCAACCAGTAGGTCAGAGGTTAGAAGTAACCACAGACACCGAGAAATCAGAAGGCATTATCACAAGCATCATCGATAATATTAATATCGGTGAGATTACTGTTTGTGCTTCGCCTGATAATCCTGAAGGTTATGCTTACGAGTCTATTGACGGCGGTCATAGAAAAAGAGCAATCATCAACTACATCACAGGTAGAGGTCAGAAGGCCTTTACAGTGCGAGGGTTGAAATTCAGAGAACTTCCACAGGAAGAACAAGACGCCATGCTTGACAAGAAAGTCACAGTGGTGATCTATCCTATATTAGACACCTTTGTTAAGGGTTACATATTCAGAACTCTTAACATTGCAACCGATGTCAATCACCAAGAAATGTGTAACTCATTTGGTGACATTGATGTCGCTAACGTCATACGTGAAGCCGTTCGTGTTGTCGATGGTATTTGGAATACCACACACGAGTTGTTCGAAAGAACAGCATCAGGTCACTTCAAACTCTTAGAGTTCAACAATCTGAGATTGAAGACCGATGAGTTAGTGGCACGAATTATGTTTCGTTTGACACAGAAAACAAAACTTGGTGAATCTTCGGATGCCCAAGTTCGAAAAATGTACGAAGAGTTTGACGGTGATATTGAGTCACTGAAGATCGAACTCTACAAAGTGTTAGACTACCTAAGAATCATGGCAGTCATACACAAGCAACAGTTCGGCAAAGGACTGTCACAACAAGACTTTAAATTGTTGACCTTTTTGTTCTACTGGTTACTAGACGAAGTAGGAACTTTTTCGATTGATGACCCTAAAAGTTATTTGGTCGATTACAAGAAGGCCTTTGCGACATTAACCAACCATGCAGGCAAATACGGTAAGATGATGAATCCTACCGACATTGATCAGAAACCACGTTTCATTTCAGAATCGTTTAAAGGTTATCTTGGTGCACCGCATCACAAGAGAAAGATCGAACAAGTCGTGCATTGGTTACTCTTAGAGTTTACACCGACACAATACATCGTTGCGAAGGATAAGAAGAGAACTTATACTTACGAAGAGAAAGTGAGAAAACTCTTAGACCAAAACTTCATTTGTGCCATCACTGGTGACAAAGTCACAATGGATGATTGTGAAGCAGCCCACATTGTTTCACACTCAGACGGTGGTTATACTACTTACGATAACTTTGTGATGTGTCGAACAGAACACAACAGAGCCATGGGTAGTATGAACCTTGAAGATTATAAAGAAACCTACTTGAAGAATCTCAACAAGTAGGTTATACTGGTAAGAATAGGGCGAAAGCTCGGGTGAGGGTGAGTGTCAAGTATCACAAAATCCACAAGTATTACACGATTGATGTGTGCGACACAACCCCACCTTCTTTTTAAAGGAAATTAATTATGTTAGAATTTTTATGGACAGTTCCCACATTTCTTTTTCATTTGATGATCGCCATACTCTTTTGGGGTCTTATCATAGGTGTGGTTGGATTCTCAGTCAGTTGGTTATACGAAGAAGGATATGTAAGCAAACTCAAAAATAAATTTACCAAAAAGAAAAGTAAAGACGATGAGGATGACTATATAGGAGTATAATATGGATATGAACACCTTTTCACTCCTCGTCTTTCACATAGCTTTCATTGCAGGACTATATTGGTATGCACACGAGCAAGGCAAAAAAGAAGGACGCTCTGAAATGGTGGGTGATCTTTTAGATCGTAGACTCTTAACAGTCGATAAACTCCAGAAAGAATACGATATACATCCTTAAGGTAAAAAATTTATTATGAAAATTCTTGGTATTAATATTTCCCATGACACGTCAGTCGCAGTCGTTGAAGACGGCGAAGTCACACAAGTCCACGAAGAAGATAGAGTTCGCAGATCAAAGTATTGGGATCCGCAAAAACTTCCTTTATCTGAATTAAATCTACAGGCAATCGAACACAAAGGGTTATATGATTGTGATCATGCCGCTTTTGCTACGTTTGATAGACGTACCTTTGATCCACAATTCAGTGACTTCTTTGCAGAGGATCGTCTGTTACAAAAAGATGTGATACAAAAAATCACGGCACAACAGATGTCAAACAAAAGGTGGGATGAAATACAAGAAGAATTTGGCAGTGAAGTATTTCCTACGATTGTTGAGAACGTAGGCAATGACGAAGAAATCAAAAACGCTATCTCTAATCAGTTAGAGACACCTAAAGAAAACATCCACATGGATATAACACAACATCATTACTATCATGCCGTTTGTGGTTCTCATCTATCACCTTACGAAGAAAGTTTAGTGATCACTTGGGACGGTGGTGGTGCAAACACCTACAATGAAGAATGGCCAGGTTACCAAGAGATCGAATGTATTTGGCATCATCAAGGCGATAAGATCACTCCTTTATGGAAACGTTTATCTAACCACAGAACGTTGGATGAACTCCAAGGCACTTATTTTTCTGGATGGGATGAAGACTGTCTTAAATGTTTACAAGACGAGGAAGTCGAAATAGACGGTGTCCCTTGTGTTTTTACAGCCATGCCTTCTATGGGTATGAACTTCTCTAATATGTCGTATGCTTTAGGTTGCGATAAACTAGGTCGTGCAGCTGGTAAAGTTATGGGTATGGCATCGTACAGTAAGATGTTACCTAACGTTCATACAAAACATACATCAGCACAAAGACTCGAACACGATTCATTAGAACATGCTAAGACTGTAATTCAAAGAGCAATCGATATGAAACCAGATGTAAAGAACATTGTTCTTTCTGGTGGGTATTCATTGAATTGTACAAACAACTACAAATATCTACAGGCATTTCCTGATCATCAATTCTTTGTTGATCCAATCCCACATGATGGTGGTACAGCAGTTGGTGTTGCCTTAGATTTATGGAGAACACTCAATGCTTAATACTCAGATTCATAGAACACTCGAACCAGTTTTAGACCAACTCATTGACAACGAGCAAATCGTTGCAATCTTTCAGAATCATTCAGAATGGGGACCTCGAGCATTAGGTAACCGATCTATTCTATTTGACCCTAGACATCCAAATGCTAAGAACATTGTTAACACAATTAAGAAGAGAGAACATTACAGACCTTTTGCTTGTACAGTTATGGCTGAACATGCAAATGATTACTTTGAAATGTTACAACTACCTGAGTCACCTTGGATGTCCTTTGCTATTCAGTGTAAAGAGAAAGCACTAGAAGATATTCCAACTTTAGTTCATGCTGACAACACATGCAGAATGCAGACTGTTACAGAAGAACAAAATCCAAATTACTACAACCTTATCAAAGGTTTCTACGAGAGAACTGGTGTACCAATTATATTCAATACATCATTCAATCTTGGTGGTGAAGCAATCGTTGAGAACGTGTACGATGCAATCGATACATGTAACAGATCAATGATCAATCACCTCTACATTCCTGAAGACCAAGACTTCTACATTCCTTACGAATGTATTAGAGATAAATCTCATCTACGTGTAGACCTAACTGCCGATGAAGAAGACCTTCATGTCGAGGAAATGAAAGAAGACAAACGCTTTGATGAATAAATACCTACATGGAAACTATCATAGAGGTAACAGATGAAGCTATTCAAAAACTTCTTTCGAAAAAAGAAAAAGAACGATTTAGTTATATACGGCTTGGGATTACAGGCGGAGGTTGCGCTGGCTTTGAGTATATTTTTGATTCTACTAGCGATAGACCTGATGCTGACGGAGACGTTGTAGTAGATTACGGCGAATTGCAGTTCGTTATAGACAAACTCTCATTACCCTATTTACTAGGAATGACACTCGACTTTCGCAAAGAAGGTCTCAATGAAGTATTTAAATTTATAAATCCTAAAGAAGAGGCTTCATGTGGTTGTGGTGTCTCTATTAACTTTGACTTAAATAAAGTAGAACAAGATGAAAAGAAAATCTTTGCAATTAATGTTGGCTAATCTTAGAGCAACCATGTTTAGCCATTTACGAAGCACACACATGAATTATTTTCAACATCTTCTACATGCATGGAGAATGGCAGGTATTCTCATCGTACATGGTCTTATACCATGGGTATGGGAAACTAAAGTGAGCCAAGAAATATTAGATTATGAAAACAGCGTCAGCAAAAGCAAAAGGTAGAAACCTACAAAAGTGGGTTGTAGAAAAACTAGTCGAACACCTTAAAGCCGATCCCGAAGATATCGAATCTAGACCAATGGGTTCTAGTGGTGAAGATGTGATTATGGGAAAACAGACTAGACAAAAATTTTCCTATAGTATAGAATGTAAGAATCAGGAGAAGGTGAATGTATGGGAAGCATACAAACAGGCAGAGGCAAACTGTAAAGGTTACGAACCAGTTGTGGTTATAAAACGTAATCATCACAAACCTCTAATTGTTATAGATGCAGAAGCATTCATCAAACTACACAATGAATGAACGAGAAAGGCTAATCGATTTATACAGATCAGGTCATGAAGACAGTGAAGAACAATGGGCAGGTTGGTCATTAAGTAAACATGCACCACTTATTAAGTTAATGTTCGAAACACATGATGTTAAGAATGCATTAGACTTTGGTTGTGGTAAAGGTTATCAATACTATTACAATCCATTTGCCGATCCAAAAGTGTTTATTCATCCAGAAAAAGTATGGGGTTTTATTCCTGAGTGTTATGATCCAGGAGTAGAAATGTGGCAAGAGTTACCAGATGGACCATTCGATGCTGTCATCTGTACAGATGTCATGGAACATATACCTGAGAATCACATACAAGAAGAACTAGAAAAAATATTTGCACGAGCAACGAAGTGTGTTTACTTCAACATTAGTTGTCGCCCAGCTTTCGCTACATTGAAAACAGGAGAAAATGCTCACTGTACTGTTAAACCATCAACATGGTGGGATGAACAGATTGCAATTGCAAATAAAAATAACATACATGTAGAAACAATGTATGAGGGAGAAGGATTATGAAAGGTCAAACTTTTTTTCCATTTGGACCACCAATCTTTGTGGGACAAATTGATGATAGTATATTAAGTGAGTTTCAATCACGTTTAGATAAGTATGAGAATCAGGATGTTCCTGAAGAAAAAGATGCTTCAGGTCGTTTAGCTGGTCGTGTCAAAAAACAAATGGTCATACAAGAAGATATGTCGCAAGCCGCTATCGATGAGATATTAGGTGTAGCAGCCATGTATTACAATGGCGTATTCAAAGAACAAGACGCTACATGGACAAAAGATCACTTCGCATTAGACGGATTATGGGTCAACTTCCAAAGGGCAAGAGAGTATAATCCACCACACATGCACAATGGTGCATTCTCATTTGTTCTATATACCAAAAATACCATTGACTACAGCACTGTACAACAAAATGAGTATGATGATAGGGCACAGATAGAAGAAGGCCAGAGAAAGTTAGGTGGAAGTATTGATCTACTCTATGGAGAAAATAACTTTCTTAACTGGACAGAATACAATTTCTTTCCTGAACCTGGCGATATCTTAATGTTTCCGTCATGGTTAAAACATACGGTGTTTGCATTCTACCAAGAAGATGCTGTACGAGTAAGCGTAGCAGGTAATATTAATTTTAAGTAATGAACAAAATACAAGAAGCAATGAAACGAAAGGTCGCCAACGCCATGGGTGAGGTGGAGTACCAAATCGATTGCTTCATGGATAATAATTACAAGTCCAATTTCAAAATGGACAAGTATCTAAAACAACTAGGTTTCAAAAAGAGATTAGTCTTAATGATTAGAGAGGAATTCAACCCCCAGCTGGAAGAACTCCAGAGTGACGAGGAACAATTGATTGAAGGATACTCATTCATGACTAAGCCCCAAAAGAAAAGATTCATCCAGTTTCTTCTACAGATGCAGGAGGGGTGTGATAAGTACATAGCACTCAACGAGTCCAAATGGAAGTCAGAAACACAACTCAAACGAATAAGAAACAAAGCAAAGAAAAAACACCAAGAAAGACTAGCAGATATAGAAGCGAACAAGGGTAGAAAGTTTAGACAGTAAAACCCTATTGACGGTAACACACATTATAATGTACCATTTATAACATGATATTAATAGACTTTACTCAGACCATCATTGCTGGGTTGATGGCACAACTAAAGAGTAACAATGACGAGATTAATGAGAATATGCTACGTCATATGATTCTTAATTCTCTTAGAAATTACCAGAAAAGATATGCTGACGAGTATGGAGAAATAGTTCTTTGTACAGATGCAGGTAATCCATGGCGTAGAGATTTCTTCCCTTTGTATAAAGCAAATCGTAAGAAGTCACGTGAAGCAGACGATAGAGATTGGACTTTAATCTTTGATACGTTACAGAAAGTTAAAGAGGAAATACGTGATAACTTTCCTTACAGATACATGTACGTTGAAAGATGTGAGGCAGATGATATCATTGCTGTACTAGTCAAACACGCCACTGAACCTGTACTGATTGTGTCAGGTGATAAAGACTTTCAACAGTTACATGATCAGAATGTAACTCAGTGGTCTCCAAACTTAAACAAGTTTGTACAGTGTGAAGACCCTAGTCTGTTTCTACAAGAACACATTCTTAAAGGTGATAAGTCGGATGGCATACCAAACATTCTATCTAACGATGATTGTTTAGATCAAGGTATCAGACAGACACCATTAAGAAAAAATATGTTAGAAAAATATCTTAGGATTAGTATTGAATCCGATGATAAATACTATCGTAACTATTTAAGAAATCAAACGTTGATTGATTTGAGTTTTATACCAGATGATATAGAACAATCTATATTAGATGAGTATAAACAAACTGCAATTGTTATTGGTAATGTTTTACCATACTTGCAGAAACATAGACTCAATCAACTACTAGATCATGCAGGAGATTTTGCAATATTATGAGTACAGAGAAAAAACGAGGAAGAGGTCGACCAAAAGGTGCACCAAACAAACCTAAAATGGAGTTGGTGACTGAGAGGATTAACCTTACAAAAAATGCAGACTGCTTTGAGATTCTATGCCAAGCTAATTTAGTGGCAGAAGATAACGAAGATAATGCAGTTAATGGATTGAGAGCATTTCAGGACAGAAACAGTGCTGTAAGATATGTGTTACAATGGTTGTTCAGCGACAACATCAAGTCAACACTACCTGAAGGTAAAACACCTTACAAACCTAACGATGCACCAGGTCCTGATCTATCAGAGTCACAGTTAAAGTTTGAAACTAGAAAGTTCAAATACTTTACTACAGAACAAGTACCACAACTTAGACGTGAAACAATGTGGATAGAACTACTTGAAAGCATTCCTGCTAAAGAGGCAGAAATGATGGAACTAGTGAAAGATAAGGTTAACCCCTTTAAAAATATCACTAAGGAACTTGCTCAGAAAGCTTTTCCTACAGTTCAATTTTAAATAAATATATTAGTCGGCAGGGACTATACATAGAATTAAAGGGAGAGTTTATAATACTTTCCGATATGTAAACTTTCTGGTCGAGTCCGACTCCATGGATATTTTGAGGATAAAAAAATTATGGCAGAAAATGAAGTGAAATCAGCATTCGCTCAAGAACAAGTCGCAGAGAAATCTGAGTCAGAACGAATTCGTGAGCGTATTCAAAACTACAAAGCACAGATAGACCCAAAGATTCTATCAGTTGTTCCAGCATTATTAGAATCACAACTTAAGGCAGGTCTAGTTAAATCTAATGAACTAGAGGCACTTATTGTTGTTAGAGACGAATTTAACAAAGCATCAATTGACTACAATACAGAACTCGAAAGAGCACAAAGACGTTTACAAGAATTAGCAGAAACAGAACTGGCTGCTAAACAAGAAGAACTTGCAAAACGTGAAGCAGAAAAAGAACAAGAGATAGTCAATGAGAGAGTTGCAAGAAAAACTGCTGAACAAGAATTAAAGATTGCTTTAGCAAAACTAGAAGCACTACAAGGTGTACAAAGCAATGTCACTTCTATGGACGTAGAACCGCCTGCATTAGCACCAGCGCCTACGCCTGCACCAGAACCTAAACCAAAATCAAAAGCATGGGAAATGATTCGAGCTGGTCGAGCTCAAAAAGAAGAAGAACCTGAAGCAAAATTATTTGAACCAGAAGAGTTTACATTAGATGTACCAGAAGATGCAAAAGGTACAGAAGAGTTCCTAAAAGAAGTAGAGTCAGTTCAATCAGAAGCAGAAGTTAAACCTACTGTTAAAGATGAAGACATGGCAGCCGCTCATGATCTGATTGATGAGGAAATTACAGACTTAGGTGAAGACTTACCTACACTTAAAGTCGCAGAAGAAGACGAAGAAACAAAACCTACATTCTCAGGACCAACGATTACAGGTGGCAATGCACCTAATCTTAAAGTCCAAATAGAAGAAGGTAAAACAATCGAAGCAAGACTAGATAAACCAATCAAGTCATATGACTCGTTAGAAGATTTGCAGGCCGCTGTTGATGAAAAAAACGAACTCAGACAAAAGTCCTTAGACGAAGAGTTAGATGAAGCAGAAGAAGAATTCGAAGAAATCGTAATACCTTCTGAGTCAGAGTTAAAATCAATGACTAAAAAAACCATCGCTGAAACCGCTGATGCTCTAAACTTTGAGGGCATCGTTACATCATTAACTAAAGAAGAAATGATTTCTAAATTCGTTCTAGCAACACAAGATTACATTCAGTCTTTACAAGATGCAGGCGAATTTATTGCCGCTAGTGAAACAGATGTAAAGGACGGTTCAGATGATTCCGATGATCACAGGGACGGTGGATATTTCTAGGTCGATAGTTAGAAATATATTACCAGAACAAATAAGTCCAAACTACGAATCAGAACTTTCGAACATCGAGGGTGCTGTTCGTTTGGACTTACCTCCTCTCTTTTCATCTTATCTTGGATGTAGATACGAATGCAATGATGTATGGGTAGATGAACTAGAAGATAGACTAGAACTATCTGTATTAAAAATATCTGATACTCAACAAAAGAGCAAATTGTATTGGTTTAATCCAAGAAGAAACCCAAAATATACAGACATTAATCCAGATGAAGATTCACAATTCATCGTACTATATAATAGCAAGTTTACCGTAGGTAACGGTATAACTTTGAAGATGATCGAACAAACAGACGATAAGGAACGTCACATTGTAATATATGAAAATATTGATCATGGGGTTACCAGGATCGGGAAAGACAACTCTAGCTAGAGAACTTTCCTATCACTTTTTAATTCCGCATTTTAATGCTGATACGTTAAGAGAAAAAGCAGACGATTGGGATTTCTCGGATGAAGGAAGACTTAGACAGGCATATCGCATGTCTTTCTATGACTTCGGTATATTTGATTTTGTTTGTCCACTACCAAAGATGAGAGACGTGATAGACGCTGATTTCACCATATGGATGGACACAATCGAAGAAAGTAGATTTGAAGACACCAACAAAGTTTTTCAAGAACCAGATAAATATGATTTAAGGATTACAAAATGGATTGGACTAAACCAACTACACAACTCCTTGGAAGATTTCAACCGTGGCACCAAGGGCATACAGAGTTATTTAAAAGAGCAATTGCCAAAACTGGTCAAGTAGTTATCTTACTTAGAGAACAAGACGGTACAGATAGTAACCCTTTTGATTTTGAAGAACGAGAAAATGAAATCGTTGTTGCATTAGCAAAAGAGGGTTTTAGTGTACTAGATGATTTTACAATTTTAAGAGTTCCTAACATTACACACATAACATATGGTCGTGATGTTGGTTACAAGATAGAACAAGAAACACTAGGTGCTGAAATAGAAAGTATCAGTGCCACTAAAATAAGAAATGCCAGACTCAATAAAGAAGTCTCTAGCTAAAACATTTAGTTGGAGAATAACCGCCACCATAACAACGATACTCATCGCATACATCTTTATTGGTGATATATCAATCGCATTGAGTATCGGTGGTGTTGAGTTCTTTGCCAAGATGATCATATACTTTGTCCACGAAAGAGTGTGGAATAAGATATAAATACCCATATGAGTATAGAATATAACGATTTCGGTTTTACAGCTATGGATGCAGAAGAACTTGCTTCTGTAGATACTAAGATCGTAGAAAAAACAACAACAGCAAATGAAGTTATTGATAAGATGGATAACTTTATCAGACCTCTATTGGAAAATTTAATGAAAGATAGTGACAAGGATTATATCTATTGGCCTAATCGTTCAGAAATGATCCAAAAACAAATACAAATACTTAACGATATCCAAAAAGGTATTTGACAATAACCTCCATTTTTTAGTATTATGTCTCTTATATTAAATAGGAGAATTACTATGTCTAACTATTCGTGTTACGAAGACAGTAAAGCTGTCAAACAACTCGTAGCGTATGGTCGTCACATGATTACATTATGTGAAGAAAACAAACTATATCCCAAAGACGATTTGATGTGGAATGCAGCCGTTGTATGTGGCAATAAGTTAACTACAATAGGAACACCATGGTCTCGTATCAAATCCGTCACTGATTTGACTGAGAATGAACGTATTGCCTTGAGACATTATCTTGACGTTAAGGGTTGACAATGACCCCCAAAAAATGTAAGGATAACCATGATGATTAAAAAAGGAGACAATATGAAAGACTTAATCTATCTATGCGATAAATTGTGTGATGATCTTAAATCAGAACACCTTAATCAATTCCCTACCCTTACAGACTATCACTGGAATTATGAGATAGGTCGTAAGTATCTTAAGATAATCCAAAACAATGAATACCAAAGATGTGTTTGGGGTTTCATTAACCTGACTGAGTTCACAACCAAGAAAGGCGTGTCTTTCAAAGTTGGTGATGTTCTTAAATCTGCTGGGTGGGCAAAACCTGCTCTGAATGCACCACGTGGTAATCTATTCGATGGCTACGATGTGTTTGGTATGAGAAAATATGGTCCTGATTATTTGAGGTAAGTTATGAGATTGATACTAGGTTTAATTTTAGTTTTAGGTGGTGCTGGGGGTATCGAGAACAATCACGAAACCCTCTTACCATTAGATAGTTTAAGTGTTATAATGGTAGGATTCCTACTAATGTTATGGTTTATTAAAGACGTGGAGGATACAAATGAGTATAACTAATAATAAAGAAATTATCACCACATTTGTGGATGATCATGGTGTAGAACACCATATTAACGATTTTGCACCGTCACCTGAAGATACGTTGCCTGAAGGCACATGTGTTTGTGGTGAGGTAAACTGTTCAGAGGAGTACGCTCACTGGACTAGCGGATTCTAAAATGGATATTTTCATTGGTATAATCTTTCTCACAATCATGGGACTATTCACGTATGTCGGTTGTGTGGTAAGTGAGGAGAAACGAACTAAGAAAAATATACCTCTCATATGGGAGAAGGAGTTTTGGAAATGAATAACAGACATAGGTATGGAGTCCACGGACAACAAGCAGAACGGGAGTTGATCATTCGGCTTCTCATTGGTTTAAGTTCAGTAACAGTTGGTTTTATAATGGGCCTTTTCATAATGTTTGCATCTATGAAAGTCCATGCATCTGATCAGAACAATGAAGTGTATTGTCTAGCACAAAACATTTACTTTGAATCAGGCAATCAATCTATGGTAGGTAAGATTGCAGTATCACACGTAGTATTGAATCGTGTAGAGAGTACATTATATCCTGATACAATATGTGATGTGGTGTATCAAGCGAAATGGCGTGAAAACTGGAAAGGCAATATGGTGCCAGTTCTTAATCAATGTCAGTTCAGTTGGTTCTGCGATGGTAAATCGGATTATCCTGAAGATAGTAAAACATGGATTGAATCTTTGCTACTTGCAAGGCGAGTCTATGATGGTGAATGGACAGATATAACAGAAGGCGCTACTCATTATCATGCAGATTTTGTTTATCCTTATTGGGCAGATAGTTTAAATAGGACAACCACTATTGACAACCACTTGTTTTACAGATAGGATGGAAGAATGAATTTATTTTACTTAGACACTAAACCTACTACATGTGCTAAACTGCACTGCGACAAACACGTGGTCAAATGATCATAGAATATGCTCAACTTATGTCAACTGCTCATCGTATGTTAGATGGTGTTGAGTATATGGATAAAACTAAGAATGGTAGAAACATTCGTAGATGGCGATTAAATGGTGCTTATAAAGAAGCAATGATTTACAAAGCTTCACATATCAATCACCCTACTGCTGTCTGGACTCGTAAATCAAAAGGCAATTATGAATACTTGTACAGACTCTTTTGTGCTTTGTGTGATGAGTACACACATCGATATGGTAAAGTTCATAAGACAGACGAATTGCTTAGAGACATTCTAGTTGATACACCAGATAATCTTCCTGATGGACGTTTTACAGCACCACCACCTGCAATGCCAGATGATGTCAAAAATGCAAACGTCATTCTAGCGTATCAAAATTACTACAATAAATACAAAAAAGATTTTGCAAAGTGGACTAACAGACCAGTCCCAAGGTTTATGACAGCATGAGAGTTCTAGTTCGAAACTATAGTACAGGCGAAGGTAGTGTTCGTATTTTTTCAGAGAGACCGTTCGGTTATAAACGTTATGTTGTAGAATGGAGATCAGACATTCAACCAGACTACGACTCTACACAAATGTATAGTGGTCTTTGGTATAAAGAAAAAGACGTAATAGAAGAGGTAGAGAAAACTCTTCATTTTGCAGGACAATTATAATGCCAATGTATACAGTACATAATTACGATACTGGAGAAACATACGATGTGTTTCTTAAGTTGGCTGAACGAGAAGAGTTTTTCGAAAACAACCCCAACATCAAACAATTGATATCAGCACCAAGTATTATTGGTGGTGTGACTAAACATAATGTTGGTGGTTTTGGTGAAGTCTTATCTAAAATCGGTGAAGCACACCCAGCCTCACCACTAGGTGATAGTCACGGCAACAAGTCACTTAAGAGAAGAAAAAGTGAACAGATTGTCAGAAAGCATATCGACAAACAGAACAAATCATAATAGGATAGAGTATGACTAAAATTAAGACCAGATTACTGGAGTTTGATGATCTAGAGCGTATCAGCTTAGACACAATACAAGAAGACGGTAAAAGATTCTATGTAGATGGTCAAGGTCAAAAATATCCAAGTGTCACAACAGTTACAAGTTTACTTACAAGAGAACACATTCAATTGTGGCGTAAGAGAATTGGTGAAGATAAAGCAGATGCTATATCTAATAGAGCTGCTAGACGAGGTACGGCATTTCACCAATTAGTGGAAGACTATCTTCGAAGAGAAAAAGAGTTCATAGAGTTTGATGATATTATCCAAGAAGGTATGTTTAAAGGTATTCGACCTGTATTAGATAGTATTGTACCTCTAGCACTTGAAGCACCATTATATTCTGTCAATCTTAAAATGGCAGGTCGAGTTGATTGTGTTGGTTTATTTGAAGACGTGTTATCTATTATCGATTTCAAAACATCATCTAAGATGAAGACAGATGATCAAGTTACACCTTGGATGATTCAAATGACAGCATACGCTATCATGGTAGAAGAGTTAACAGGCATAGAAGTTCCAGAAGTTAATGCTCTCGTTGCTGTTGAAGGTCAAGCAGGATTTCAGTTGTTTTCTGGTGACCCACAAAATTACGTAGAACAATTATGGGATCTCAGAAAGAGATATGAGAATTTATACGGCGTATGATTAATATAGCAAAGTATGATCAACCATGGATTTCAATCGTAGATAATTTTTTGACAGAAGAAGAATGTGCTCATTTCATTACACAATCTGTAAGTCAAATGAAAAAGGCATCTACTATTGCAGGTATGCATCATGCAAGAACTAATTCATATGCATGGTTAAAACATGATCATAGTGAGATTACACAAAGAGTTGGAGATCGTATAGCACAAACAGTAAAGATGCCATTAGAAAACGCTGAGAGTTTTCAAGTTGTATATTATGATGAAGGCGAACAATATCATTATCACTACGATGCATTCGATTATAATGCATTTACAGAAGAAGAAAAAACAAAACATTGGGACAGAGGTGGTCAAAGAATGTTAACTGCATTGTGTTATCTAAACGATGGCTACAAAGGTGGTGAAACAGGATTTAATCAGTTTGGTATTAACGTTCAACCTAAAAAAGGTCGAATGATAGTGTGGTTCAATTGTGAACCACGAACTAATAAAAGGGCAGAAATCTCTCAACACGCTGGTTTACCAGTTACGTATGGTGAGAAGTATGCTATGAATCTCTGGTTCAGAGAAAGTAAATTTACGTAGGAGTAATTATGAGTGAAGTGAAAATTGAAGTCGGTAAGACTTATGAAATCTCATGTGCAAACAAAAAGAGTGTATATGAGTTAGAGTATTGGGCAGATGCCTATGGTGAAGATGCCAAAAAGCGTATCAAAACAGAAACCATGTGGCGAAACGGTGAGTGGTTAATCACACCAACGAATGAAGATGAAGTCGAAATGCTAACAGATGCAATGACTCAAGGAGATTCTGATTGGTTTGAACCACAAGTATTTGAAGAAAATGAGTTCTTAGAATGTTGGGATGGTTGTTCATTCGATGTTGAAATACTAGAGTTTGATGGCGATGATGATGAAAGATCAACATTAATTGAAAATATTGAAGACGAAGGAACTGGTTGGTTCATGGACAATGATTGGGATACCTATGATTGTGAATATCTATTCTATGGTCCAATTGTAGTAGAAGAAACAGATAAGGAGATATTCTAATGGCAGATTTTTATAACGAAGAGAAGTTTACTCTAAAACAAGATTGGAATTGGGGTAAGATATTTCATAAAGCAGATGATTGGATTCATCAACAAGCATACGATAATGCATATGACAGTATGTTAGAGTATCTTGAAATAGGAAGTGAAGACGAACTTACCGAAGTTCACTTAGACGAATGTCAAGCACTTATTGATTACTTAGAAACTCCTTATTCAGAAGATGGACAAGGTATGGATATGAATGGTCATAGTCCAACATACTATGCATACTATAGAGTCATGATGGATTGGATTGAGAACTTTGATTACGATGAAGTTCAAGGAGCACCATTATCGTGATAGGCAAAAAAGAATTTACAGAACAAGTAGAACGTCTACTAATAGGAAACAAGGCAGATGTTATGAGTGCCATACTTAAAGTATGTGAAACAAATAACATAGAACCAGAAGGTGCAAAAAGACTTCTTTCAACTCCTCTTAAAGAGAAACTAGAGGCAGAGGCAAAAGGTCTTAAACTAATAGAGAGAGGCAAAACAACGAGAGCGTCTCTTTCTTCTTTTTTTAACTAGGAGTATATTATGAAAAAAGGTGATGTAGTATCAGTTGTAACCGTTAGCGGTGAATACGTTGGTAAAATGAGAGAATGGTCAGACAAAGGTCTAGTGATCGATGACCCTCGTATGATTTTATCTAATCCTGAAACAGGTCAAATGGGATTTGCTAAAGGGATTGCAGTTACAGGTGAAGAGAATCCAACCGAAGCAACTTTCAGTACAGTTGTCTTCGTATGTAAATCAAACGATAAGGTTACTGAAGCACACCAACTTGCTACAGGTTCAATTGTAACACCAGATAGTAAGATCGTTAAGTAGTGAATAGTAGAGATAGTTTTGATGCTTATCAGTTGTATCTTGGTATAAAGTTACACTTTTATACCGACAGTTATAACTTCATTCAGTACAATGGTAAAGTCAAAGCTGATCTCAAATCATTTCTTAAACGTAACGATAGGTTTCAATTTGGTAAACTAGCACGTAAGTATAATAGAGACTTACAAGATTTCTATATTGCGAATCTTTCATTCAAAGACTATTGGGTTGGTGATCTATTAGAACCAGATGCACACAAACGTTACACTGAATGGAAGAAACGTAATCAAAAGCTAAAGTATATGTTCGAAACAGAGGTAGGAAAGATCCTGGAAAAGAAGAAAATACAAGAGGTTTTGAAGGTAGAAAATGGAAGTCATCCGTGGCTTCTGAAACAATACTTAGCAAATAACATATCAATTGAAACAATGTCTATACTAGATTCAATAACAAACTATAGTACAGACTGGAGAAAACTTATATCAGAAACTATAATCTATCCTGATATACAGAACAAGATAGACAAATACAAAGTATTCTTATCATACGATTACGATAAGTTTAAAAAACTATTAATTAAATTATGCTCACAATAGTAGGTAACGGACCTAGTAGACTCAACTATGATCTTAATGAGTTAGATCACTGGTGGGGTTGTAATGCTATTTACCAAGATTGCATTCCTGATTTACTGTTTGTGAGTGACTTAGCACCTCAAAGAGAGGTGTTGTTAAATAATTATTACCATGATCATAAGATAGCAGTGGGTTCA